ACGCATGGAAGCACGGCAGATGGTCGAACTTGCAATGGGCGATTTAATTATGTCAGTGAACGAAACAGGGGTGATGGCAGTATGACATTCGTGACTGTTCACAATGCAATCCGAAATCGGTTCAGCGCAAACGTAGTTGCAAGTTCAAGCGCAATCGGCACAGACGATGTAGTTTACGACAACATTGGTTTTGAAGCACACGATGCAGGCGATTCTGCGCTGTGGGTTAGATTCCAAATACTGACAGGCGAAAGCGAGGTGCGCGAACTAGGAAGCAGTGTGGCACGCACAACAGGAATAGCATTGGCATCGGTGTTCAGTTTAGCAGGCAGAGGTGATAACCTATCACTTGGGTTAGTCGATGAGATTGTATCGGCGTTCAAGTCCACAACACACACTTACGGTGGGGCAACAATCGTGTTCCGCACACCATCTGTTCAGCATATTGGGCGTGATGGTTCTTGGTGGCAAACAAATGTCAGCATTCCCTTTTACACAGACGATGCCTAACAGGCACAAATCATCATGGCAGATTCAAACAGAATTCAATTAACATACGCGCCTGAAAGCACGTTCAACACCCACCCATCAAGCGGTGGTTCTTGGACAGCTTTGCGTGTTCTTTCAGAAACTTTCAAGGCAGACGTTACTGTTGCAAGTTCAAACGAGATTCGCGCATATCGTGATATTCCTGCTTTGAACCAAACGGACAAAGGTGTGTCAGGTTCAATTTCCCAATCACTGTATTACGATGACAATGCGACAGCGCAGTTGATGCGATATGGTTTGGGCAGTGGCGCGTTCACAGGTCAGACCACATTGGTTTCTGCCGACGCAACCGCAACAGTTCAATCAGCAAGAAGCTACACGGTTTCTTCAATTGACCATGCACCCGAAGTAGGCGAATGGATATATGTTTCAGGTGCTGCAAATGCAGCAACAAACGGTTACCACCAAGTTGCAACAGTCGGCACAAATACGTTCACTGTTATGTCGGCAATTGGCGCAGACGAAACAGGCAGAACAATGACAATTGTTCAGCTAGGTGAAATCACCAACGGCGTGACATTTACTAGCCATTCGGTTGAACGCAAATACACTGAACTGTCTAACATTGCTGAAAAGTTTAGTGGGTGTGCGATAAACGGATTCAGCGTTGATGCTTCAGGTCAGGACACTGTAAAGTTTTCATCGGATTGGGTTGGTGTTTCGGCATCTTCTGATGCTGATGGTGCAGAGTCAGTAGACAACGCATCGGCAACGACAGGTGAAATGACATCAATCAATGGTGTGCAATGGGTGCGCGAAGGAACAGGTGCAGGAAGTGTCGCAGACATGGACGCGCTAGGTTTCACATTCAGCGTCAGCAACAATATTCGCAAGCAATACAAATTAGGAACGCTTGGCGCAGATGGCATGGCACTTGGTGACTTCGTTGTCACAGGAACACTGCAAGCATACTTTGCAACTTCGGCATTGTTCGACAAGTTTCTAAATCAAACTGCAACAGGATTAGCGATTGCAATTTCAGATGAAGCAACAGGACAAGGCAACACATACATCTTTGACTTTCCAAACGTAAGGTTCACTGATGGGCAACGCGTTGCAGGTGGTCGCAATCAAGACATCATTGCAGATATGTCATGGCAAGCAATTTATGATGGCACAAGCCATACAATGAAGGTTGCAAAAATAGCATCAGCGTAAAGTGTAGGCGTTACATATTTTCGAGTTGTTTGGGTGGGCGTGGGTGATATTTGATTGCCTGCGCCTGCTTTTTTCATGTTTATTTTGAAATATTTTCAGGGCGTGCTGTCTGTTTAGGCACAGTAGAGCAGTATTATCAGGGTATTGTCAAAATAATGTCAAGAAAGCTATTGCAAGTTCGGAAAGCAGGACGATACTTAGGGCATAGCAAAACAGCAAACCGCTGTGCTAAACCAAAACTTTAAAAAAATGGCTTCTCTCTCTACTAAAACTTTCCGCGCCTTCAACGAAATCACAGGCTTAAACATTGTTACTGTAAAAGGCTCAAACGCAATCGACGTGATTAACAAAATCACACCACTACTTGACGAAGGTGGCGTGGCTTACGAAGTAGGCATGATGCTTAAGGACATGGTAAACCACTACGACCCATACCTTTGTGGAAGCCAAAACTTAGTGACAGGATATGAAGACTGTGCAAACGACATCAGTTACATCTTCTGTGCAAACACAGGTCGCTTCCTTACTGTTCTTTCAAGTTATGTTATGGAAGAAATGGTGTGCGATGTGAAGACAGATACACATGGCACTTCAGTGACTTGTGATTTCCTGAAAGAGTTAGGCGCAACTGCATAACACTTCAACCAAGTCCTTACCCTTCGGCTATTCGATTAGCGAAGGGTTAAGGCAATGAGAAGCAAACCTGCTTCCTAACTCAAACCCAAAATAAAAAAAATGAACCGAAAATCATCATTCAAAAACAGTTCGATGTCATTGCATCAGCTACCACTGCCTGTGGACGGAAATACCATCGTTGTCAAAGATGGGCATATCGTCAAGGCAAACTTTTGTGTCACTGAACCTGTTCGTGTGCCTAATTGGAACAACGGTTGTCAGAACGGCTTCAACCAAATCTACAGCGAAGGAATGCTTAGTAATTCAGGCAAGCCATTGACTGCTGAACAAATTGAAATCTTTGAAGCATCGCATCATTGCACATACGCATGAAATACATCATCTTCACAGCACTTGCCATACCTGCCTTCATCGGTGGGTATGAGCATGGCAAGCAAAACAGCATTCAGCCAATCGTGGTTGCGCCAATCGTGGCACAGCCTGAAGTTGCAATGGAAGAACGTGGACACGTTTTTTACGCGACGGCAACCGTGTACAACATGGAAGAAAGCCAATGCGACAGCACGCCTGACATCTGCGCTGACGGAACGAAGGCAAGCTATGACAAACGCATCGTGGCAGTCAGTCGTGAACAGCTAGAGCGATGGGGTGGCAAGGTGAAATATGGCGATAAAGTCATGGTCACAGGCACAGGCACACACGACGGCGTGTGGCGCGTTCACGACACAATGAATAAAAGATACGGCGCATGGTCACCGACGCACGACAGGGGCGTTTATGGCGTTGTGAAGGCACATGACCTGAAGCCTGTCAAGGTGGACGGCGTGTCGCACATCGACTTCCTTGTTCGTGAACGTTTGGGCAAGTGGGAAAATGTCAGGGTGGAAGTGATGAAGTAAGCATATCTGCACGCTTGAACTTGCAATGGTTGTTGGCTAAAATGTCAGCAACCATTTTTTTTAACCTTCTACAAACACAACAATGGCAAAACTTTCACAAATACAAACCGACGATGAGTTGGAAAACAAAGGCACTTGGTTCACTTGGGAACTTGATGTGCAACTAAGAATCGCAAGGGCAGGCAATCGCGCATTCGACACAATGATGCAAACATTGTCAAAGCCACACGTCAAAGCATCGCGTGATGGCAATCTTCCTGACGATGTGCAAGAAGATATTCTGAAGCAGGCGATTGCCAAGACCATTTTGGTCGGTTGGAAGAACATTGACAATGATGACGGCACGCCAATGAAATGGTCGGCGAAAGCATCGCTGAATCTATTGCAAGATGAAGGATTGCGTGACCTTTATAAATTCGTGCTAATCAAAAGCAACGACGTTGCCAACTTCCGAAGGAAGCTAGACGATGATGCGGTAAAAAACTAAAGGCGTGTTTGATGTGGCATCTTGACTACGGTCAGCATCAAGCACAGTTGGAAGGCGCAAGCAGACGCGCAGGAAAAACATTGGGCGTAGAGCAACCCACACTATTCCCTGACGTTGTTCGATATTGGCAGGCGTTCGGTCAATTGAATATGTCAAGACCTTCAGGATTTAATGGTGCTGAAGCACTTACGCCACAGGGCATCTGCGCATGGCTTGAAGTGCATAGTGTTGTCGATGAATCCGAACGCGCACGTTATTATGATTTCATCATTCAACTTGATTCCACATTCCTTCAGTGGCATCGAGACA